ACAAAAGCAGAAAGAGATATTCTGTATCGTGCAAGAGTTAACCCAGTTGTTAACTTCCCAGGCCAAGGTGTTGTGTTGTTTGGAGATAAAACTGCATTAAGTAAACCAAGTGCATTTGATAGAATTAACGTAAGAAGATTATTCTTAGTTCTAGAAAAAGCAATATCAACTGCTGCTAAATTCCAACTCTTTGAATTCAATGATGAGTTTACAAGGGCAGGATTTAGAAATCTAATAGAACCTTTCCTAAGAGATGTTCAAGGTCGTAGAGGTATATCAGATTTCTCAGTTAAATGTGACGCAAGTAACAATACTGGAGAGGTTATAGATAGAAACGAATTTGTTGCAGATATCTTTGTGAAACCTGCTCGTTCAATTAACTTTATATCGCTAAACTTTATTGCCACACGAACTGGGGTAGCGTTTAGTGAGGTGGGAGGTTAGATATGGCTAATATAGATGACTTCAAAGCAAATCTGATTGGTGGCGGTGCTCGAGCCAATCAGTTCAGAGTAACAATAACTCCACCACCTGGCATTGCAATAGGACTTGATGTAAGACGTACATCATTTCTTGCAACTGCCGCTCAATTACCAGCATTTACACTTGGTGAAGTTGCAGTTCCATTTAGAGGAAGAAATATCTATGTGGCAGGTGATAGACCAGAATTTGCAGAGTGGACTACAACTTTCCTTAACGATTCAGACTTTATGATTCGTAATGCAATGGAAAGATGGAACAATGGTATTAATGACCTCGCAGATAATACTGGTGTAATTAATGCTGCTGATTATCAAACTGATTTGTTTGTAGAACAATTAGATAGAGATAGTGCAGTATTAAAAAGTTACATTTTTAAAAGTGCGTATCCAAGAGATATTTCAGCTATTGATTTAAATGCTGAAACAGTAAATGCAATTGAAACTTTTGAATGTACTTGGAGATATCAACACTTTGAAGCTTCAGGTGTGAATTTTTAACCTACTAAATATAATCATACAGTAGGGAGATATTATAGTATGGCAGAACTTTTTGGATTTCGATTCAATCGAATAAAGAACGATAAGGGGAGTGAGAGATTCACTCCCCCACCTATGGATGACGGCAGTATAGAAGTTGCTGGTGGTGGGTTCTTTAGTCAAATTTTAGATACAGACGGTAGAGAAAGAACCGAACTAGACCTAATCAGAAGATATCGTGATATTGCACAACAAGCAGAAGTAGATAGTGCGATTGAAGATATTATTAATGAGGGTATAGTTTCAAATGAACGAGCTCAAGCTGTTGAAATTGTATTAGACCAATTACCTTATCCAAACAAAATCAAAAAAAGAATGGTAGAGGAATTTGATAACGTATTAAGGTTATTAGATTTTGATACCAAAGGACACGATATATTTCGTAGATGGTATGTTGACGGAAGACTTTTTTATCACAAAGTTATAGATAGAAAAAATCCAAAGAGGGGGGTTGTAGAATTACGTTACATTGACCCTAGAAAGATACGAAAAGTCAAAGAGATTTCAAAAGAAAATAAAGATGGAAGTAGTGTTGAGTTAATCAAAAAGGTTAATGACTACTACATGTATAATGACAAAGGTTTACAAGCTGGTGGGCCTGGTACACAAGAGGGTATCAAGATTGCTCCAGATAGTATTGTATATTGTCCATCTGGATTGATTGACCAAAATAAAGGTCATGTACTTTCATACCTACACAAAGCAATCAAACCAGTTAATCAGTTAAGAATGATAGAGGACTCTATTGTTATCTATCGTATATCGAGAGCTCCAGAAAGAAGAATATTCTACATTGACGTTGGTAATCTACCAAAAATAAAAGCAGAACAATATCTGAAAGATGTTATGAATCGTTATCGTAACAAATTAGTGTATGATGCATCTACTGGTGAAATCAGAGATGACCGTAACCATATGTCAATGTTAGAAGATTTCTGGCTACCAAGACGTGAAGGTGGTAGAGGAACAGAGATTACCACATTGCCTGGCGGTTCTAATCTTGGTGAAATAGAAGATATTAAATATTTCCAAAACAAACTGTATAGGTCTTTGAATGTTCCTATCTCAAGAATGGAAGCAGAAAACAATTTCAGTCTTGGTAGGTCTACAGAGATTACAAGAGATGAATTGAAGTTTACTAAGTTTGTACAAAGACTTCGTAAAAGATTTACACCTCTATTTACAGATTTACTTAAAACAAACCTAGTTCTAAAAGGTGTTATTACCATAGAGGACTGGGAAAATATGGTGCAACTTATTCAGTATGACTTCCTACAAGATGGTCATTTCGCAGAACTAAAAAGAGCTGAGATGATGGAAAGTCAAATGACTGCACTACAAGGAATAGAAAGTTATATCGGTACATTCTTTAGTAAACAATGGGTACAAAGAAATGTATTAAACATGACTGATATGGAAATTGGCGAAATGCAAGACCAAATTAACAAAGAAGCTGGAATGGACACAGATGACGGAGGTGTCGAAGTTCCAGATAACACAGATGGTATCACAAGATACCCACAAGTTGATGGTTCTCCAATACCACCAGATGAAATAGATGGTGATAACGGAAACTATGACCCAAATGCAAATGGAGATGATAATGAGTAGTAAAGAATTTGTAGACGCACTATCTAATGGTAGCAATCTAGAAGCAGAAGATGCTTTTAAGAGTGCAATGTCACAGAAAATTGGTGATGCGTTAGAAAATAAAAGAAAAGAAATATCAAAAGCTTATGCACAAACTGTGCCTGCAACGGAAGAAAGTAATGACTAAGAAGTTTGATGAATTTTATTCACCAGTCATAGAGAAAGATGAGCATAAGAAATCTAAGGGGTATAAGAAATTATCTCCTAAGATGAAGAATGCTGTAGACGACATTTTTAAAAAAATGGACTCTAAACCTTCAGATTTCCTAAATACTTTTGATAAAACTATAACAGCAATTTCAAAAAGGTATAGAGTTCGAGAAAAAGAACTTATATCTTATTTTGAAAAAGAAATGTTGGCAATTTAAGAGGAGTTAGTAATGGCTATTGTTGCAAGAATATTAAGAGACACCGTAGTAAATGCTGCTGGTGCTGGTGGAACAGTAACAGTTAAGGTTGATATCGAAGATGATGCTGCTGCAAATGGTGCTATACTAGATGCAAGTGCTTTAGATGGACATGCAAACGGAGCTAAATTACACATTAGTAGACTTTGGTGGGCATTGACTCAAGGAAGTGCTGATGACGATACTGGACATGTTGAAATTCAAGAAGTATCTTCTGGAACTGATATTGTTCAGATTAGACTTGCTGGAACTGGACACTATGATGGTTCTGCTGGATTGATTAAGGGAACTGCTGCTAACACAACAGCAACTTCTGGTGACCATGAGATAACTACTTTCGGTACATCTGGATTTATTATAATTGAATTCAAAAAAGATGAAAATTACGCATAAGGAATAGAAACATGAAACTAATATCAGAAGAAGTACAAGAAGTAGAATATATCACAGAAGAAAAAGAAGGTGGTAAGAAGAATTTTAAGATTAAGGGTGTCTTCATGCAAGCTGATATCAAAAATCGTAATGGTCGTGTATATCCTATGGAAGTTTTAAACAAAGAAGTTTCTAGATATAACAAAGAGTATATCAAAGAAAATCGTGCCTTTGGGGAACTTGGACACCCAGATGGCCCAACCGTTAATCTTGAGAGAGCATCACATATGATTACCTCTCTAGAAGCAGACGGAAAGAATTTTATCGGTGAGGCCAAAATACTTGGTACTCCAATGGGGGAGATTGTAAAAAATCTTATGAGTGAAGGTGCAAAACTAGGCGTATCATCAAGAGGTATGGGTAGTTTAGACCAAAAAGGTGGTGCAAATTATGTAAAGAGTGATTTTTACCTTGCAACTGCCGCTGACATTGTTGCAGACCCTTCTGCTCCAAATGCCTTTGTACAAGGTATTATGGAAGGAAAAGAGTGGGTTTGGGATAATGGTTCTCTTATTGAAGAAGAATTAGACAGAATGAAAAAGAGAATTAAAAACAGAACTAGAGTAAAACATGCTAAGGAAGATGCGTTAGAGTTCGCAAAGTTCCTTAAAATGTTGTAATTTATAAATAAATAAAAGTCTTAAAGTAATTATAAGGAGTAATCCCCATGGCTGACGAATTAGATAAAACCATTGAGGAATTAGAGGCAGAAGTACTTGATGAGCTTGAAGAAGCGAATGGTGCAGATGCTCCTAAGAAGTCTGCTGGTAAAGCAGACCCAATGGATAAAGTAGAAGGCGAAGTACAAGATACTGGTAAAGCAGTTGTCTCGCCTGACCAAAAAGATGCCCCTGCCAAAAAAGTTGCTGCAGCTGCGAAAGAAGTTTCAAGTGATGCACAACAAAAAGGCGAAGGTAAACCAGATAAAATGCCTGGTCTGAAAGCGAAAGCTGACGGTACAGGTGGTCAATCAAAATCTCTTGCTGCTGGACACGTTCCAGAAGGCGAAGAAAGTCTTGCAGAAATGGAAGATGACGAGAAAAAAGAGATAAT